TATCGTATCCGCCTCTAGTTCCTCTGCTGAGAAGTTGCTGGCCTTTCTCTTTGAGGCTTTTGCAATACGTTTGTTTGTATGTTCGTGCATCACAGCCTTATACTCCTTAGTGTGAGGAGCGTAAACTGTGATAGACATTTCACTACCGTCTTTGTTAGTTAATGACTCCAAGCTAGATGGGTGTACTAAGAGTACTTCCACTGTGTCGGAGGTAGGCTTTAAGTTCATCAAGTCCATGTCAGGTTCCTGTCAGGGTTATGTCGGGTTAGTAAAAGGGGAGCATCAGACCCGACACCGATGCCCCCCGCCCTAGCTAGGGATTCTTATGAGCGGGTAATCTTAAGGTTGGTTGCTTCTGTAGTATCGAACAGAGAAGTGAACCCAACGCTAATTACACGGCTTGTTGGTCCATCTACACCTACGTCAGCAGTGTTGATCTTAACTCTTGGGAACAAGAAGGTGTAATCGTTAGACCCTGTTGGGTCATCAACAGATACTGAGATAGCTGTCTCAGTCTCGTTCAAGAAGCGGTTGATAAGAGATGCGTCCTCAAAGTATGCAGAGAACGATCCTGTAACTTCTGCACGGCCAACTTCAAGAACTGGTGCTTCATCAGACCCAACAACAAAGGTTGGCGCAAACGAGTTAGTTACACTAAAGTCAATCTGTGTGATGATAGCTAAATCGTTAGCTGGACTTGCCAGTGTTACGCCTTGGTTAGCCAAGAGCATGTTACCTGAGTAGGCATCAAATGGGGCGTTGCCCGAGTTTGCTGTTTGGGTCTTTTGAGTCTGCCCAATAGTCATGCCCTTGCCGACCATACCAAAGGTAGTAGTTACCATTTGGTTGGGTGCAATAGAGACGCCCATAGTAGAAACAGTCTGTCCTGTAAACAAACGAGCCTGATCAATGTCAGCAGAGTAATCTTCAATACTGAAGAACGTAGGTGCTACACCAACCTTTAAGACGTCAGTAGCAAACGCACTAAGCATAGCTGACTCAAGTAGTAGGTCATAGTCACCTTTACGAAGGTCAACTACAATGTCACCAGCAGATTGTTTGTTACCGTGACGTTCATGACGAGGCATGCGATCAGATTGAATATCAGTACCAGCAACCAAGTCTTTAGACAGGTTGAGGCTGTGCGAGGTGAAGGGAAGGTTAGTGGTATTACCAGCGGGGGTAGTACCGAATGTGACCTCTTTAACGAGGCTTAAGCTAGAGCGTGAACCCTGTGCGAAGGTAGGCATGTGTTATTCTCCTAGTTATAAATGTACCATCCGATTGTAATCGGTATGAAGTACCAAGGTGTATCTGTGAAGCCCTGCTGCCTCTCAGCATAGTCTATAGATACGATAGTTGTTGTTCCGCCACTTGTATAAGAGACGTCAGTGTTTGACTCAAAGTTGTCAATAAGTAGTTCAGCTAGTGTCTCTGCTTCTGCGGGACCAGTATTCTCTGGTGCATGTACGTTTATATGAAAGATGCCCTTATAAAGTATCTGAGAGTTTGGTCCTCTTGCTGCCCTTACACGCTGCACGGGAATAAACTCACACTGAACAAAAGATGTTCCAGTAATAGGGCTGAAGGAGACATTCTCAAAAGCTACAGAAAAAGAGTTAGCAGTGGCTAAAGTGGCTAGTCGGCTCTCTAGTGCAGCTCTGATGGTTTTGTGTATACTAGCCATTTGGGTCTTTTACCTCTACTTCTCCAGTGCCTATATAGTTTTGTAACTGAGTATAAATGTGAGGGCTCTTTACAGTTCCTCTGGGGTTTTGCTCAACTACCCAAGCATGGTTAGAGTGGTTATTAAATACAAAGGTGGTTTGTGAGAAGTCTAGGTCTGCTAAGTCAGCCTCAAGTTGTGCTTTAGCTTTGACTCTATCGCCAGTACCTTTCTTTCTACCTCTAGGATTTACGCTACGAATTTTTCCTCCCCCAGTGCTGAGTGCGTGAGACTCTATATAAGCACCTGTGTCTACAGGAGACTTGTTAACTAAGAAGTCCACAGACTCAGAAAGAAGGTCGTAAACTACCTTTGAAGGTAGGGCTTCAATCTTATCTATGATCTCTTCGAACGTACCTTCTAACTTTACAGTCATAGTTTACTCCTGAACGCTACACATGTGACACAAGGCTACACCACCAGAGAATAGAGTTGTCACAGAAGTTACCTTTACTGTGTCGCCGTTGCCTAAGATAAGGTCTTCGTCATCAGGGGTAACACTTAACCCTTGAGCAGCTATAAGAAGCTTTCTCTGACCCCTTACGATCTCATCGTTGTTACCTGTAAGGCCTAAGCTGTAGTTGTAGAAGTATCCTAGTATGTTGATATCTGTAGTTGAGTCTCCTGATCTACTACCAGTAGCAGGGTCGTAGGTGCCATCTGTAGTGATCTTACGAAGAGTCAGAGACTGTCCGTGATCATTAACAAGTCGGAATAAATCATTCGACCTAAACATTTCTTACCCCTAGCTTGTATAATCGTCAGAGTGGTCGTAACTTTCGGGGTTCTTAAACCTATCTCTTCGGAAGCTAGGGTCTATCCTGTCGGTGTTTTCACGTACAACTTTAACAGAAGTTACACTAATACCTCCAGCTCTTACGCCTATAACAGCGCCTGCAGTCTTACCCTGATACTCAAGAGTGTCTGCTAAAGTCATATACTGCTTTGCAAGAGTAGAATACTTAGAGCTTAAGATGCCATCAACTTCTGTGTCTACCAGTCGTGCGTACTTGGACGATATGGCCCTAGCTGACCAAGCAGCAGAGTAGTAAACATTGTTACCTGTCTGAGTAAGACTAAAGTTAATCTCCTCGTTTTGCAACTGCTGATCAGTAATATCTGTATCACCAGACAACAACCTAACACTGTTTAACCTCTCGTCTGCCGATGCAGTACCAAGGGTAGTAGGATCATACGTCCAAGCCATTAACCGTTCTCCAACTGTCCGTAATTACGCCTCCAACTACGGATCATCCCTCGTTGCTTATCTACTAGCTTAGACTTTTTGCAACGCTTCTTGTCATACTCCCTTGTTGTCGCACAAGAGGTTTTGACCTGTTCGTTAATCGTATCTACCAGAGAGGAAAGACCATCGCTATCTAAGGCCTCAAGTCCGTCACCAACCTTCATACTGGTCTCCTTAGAGGGGTCATGAAAGAGGGTTCTCTGGTCGTAAAGGATACGAACTTTATTGTCATCTACGCTGAGTTCTTTCCAAGGGAAATGCTCACCAGCTTGCCACTGTCTACCAGCACCAGTAAAAGGCACTCTTACAAACGTAGGTCTGTCTATCTGAAACGGGAAATCTTCGGATCTAATCATAGTCGGGGTTCCTATGTAGGTGGTGGGACACCCTAAAGCATCCCACCTGTGTACACTTTATTGTACGATAGCGTTGAAGAAGTAACCCAAATCTGGGCCAACCAGCTTCATCTGATAAGCCATCTTAACTTGGATATGCTCTGCAACTTGCTGACGCTTCAGTGCATCGTCCGAGAAGGACTCAACAGTGATACCAAGGTTGTTTGCGCCCGGAATATTGTTCCATGCAAAGGTAAGACCAGCCGCAGGGGTCATGAGACCCGCATTAGAAGGCGTGTGGCACAGAAGGGCATGCTTGCCGCCAATAAAGGCAGTTGCCTCTGCAGCACCCTCTACAGCGGTGTTACGGACTGCTTCCATGACGTAGAAGTTCTCTACCTCAAAGATTTCGGCCATCTTAGCATCTGTGATCAGAGCAGTGTTGCTTACAGTAGCTCCACCGTTCAGACGTGCTAGAATGTCTGGGTGATTAACCAGAATGTCACGGACTTCCTTACCAACAACCATAGTGTTTGGCTTATAGCCACCAGAGGAAAGCTGCATAGTGCGGCGTCCCAGTGTGACGTTAGCGATTGGTGTTGAGTTGGTGTAGTCATTCCAGAAGATCGGAACACCAGAACCAGAAGCTGCACCTGAGACAGAAGTTGTCCAAATGCTATTTGCAAAGAACGTGCTTGCAAATGTTTCTTCACGGTGGATCATCAGGCGCATAGCCAGAGTCTCGGCACCAGTCTGACGGATGTTCAGTACTTCGTCTTCGTTAGCGATAGTCTGCTCATCGAAGTCCATACCAAGGCCATACACGTCAGCAAAGTAGCTGTCGTTTGAGATAGCCATACCGATACGGTTGACTTCAGTCCGTGGCGCAAGCTTCTTTACGTCACCTGTGCGGTTCATGTTGGCACGGTCATAGATGTAGTACTTGTCAGACTGACGCTGTACCCCTACCGTGGGAAATACCTTATCTGCGATAAAGTTCTCGTTTGACTGTGCATAGGCCAGTGTCAGGTTAGACAACGGGCGGTCGATATGCACCTGTGATGGAGTTAGATTTGGCATAATTTTATTCCTTATTCTATGCTATTAGGCGTGTGCGTTGCCAGTGGAGCCAAGTTCAATGGCGATCAACTGGTCAGTTGCGCCAGCTTCATAGGCACGACCTAAGATAATATCGCCAGAAGCTGAGTTTACAGCTTTACCAGCAGCGTCCGAAGACACATCATCACCAATGGTGACTGTGCCACCACACTTGACCATGACCTTGCCAGATACGGTAATAGTAGATGCAGCAGCGGCGGTTCCACCTACTTCGATGACACCGAAAGCTTGGGCTCCATCACCACAAAGTGCGGCTTTACCAGCAGCATCCATAGCAGCAAACAAGTGTTGTGAACCGCTAAGGTCGGCAGCGGCGATTAGTGTGCGGTTGTCCCGTGATTGAGTAACAGCCATTTTTATTCCCCTTTATAGGATTTAGTGATCAGAGCTTTACCTTCGTCGGTCTTCGCTACGGCAGCGTAGGCCAAGGCATGCTGGCTCTTCTTCATTTTGTTATCGTCCATATAGGACTTTACGAGTGCTTCTAACTTATCAGTCGCCGTGGCGAACTCTCCGTCTACGTCAGATTTACCCAGTTCAGTCATGCTATCGGCAAAGGCTTTGTCGGCTGCTTTGAGTGCTTGCATGATTGTTTCTTCGTCTCCGAAATTGGCAACCAAAGATTTGGCTACTTCAATATCAAAGTTTGGCAATTCGGCTTCTGCATGCTTAACCAAGATGGCATCTGCTTTAGCAACTTCTGCTTCTTCCAGTGCCTTCAAGATAACCGCAGGGATATCAGCTTTGTTGATTTGCTCTTCACCGTAAGTTACAAACTCAGGCTCAACCATCTTTTCGACTGACTCTGCTTTAACAATGTAACCAGCTTCTTCTAGCGACTTGCTAAGGCGATCAATCTCGGCTTTAGCTAGGTCTAGTTCTGCTTGAATAGTGTCTACCTCGTCCAACGGACCTTGGTAGTCTTTCTTCATGTTCATGTTATACATTTTCATAGCTTCTTCCTCGGACATACCTTTGTCCATAAACGGCTTTAGCTTTGCTTTCATGTCTTCTGACATTTTCTCTACTTCGTTCTCCATAGTATCTCCCTCGGAGTTGTCCCTTTTATAAAGAGAGACCATTGCTTGTTTGTTGGCTGGACGATCTACTAAAGACAGTTCATCCAGTTCTAGTTGTTTCAGTAAGTTAGGCATCATAAGATTCCTTTACAGCACGACCACCTATTGAGAAGGCCGACAGTTCACCAGATTTGACCCTAGCCCAGACGTCATCATCGTATACTTTAAAAGCTACGACCCATCCTTCACGGTCACTCTGAATGCCAAGGGACTCACCTATCTCTTTAGTGATAGGCATGGAGTGGATAACCGCACCAATTTGGTCCCCTTTGTGCATTTCTTTTCCGACACGAATGTTTTCCATGAAGCTGTTCACGGCTTTAACAAGCGTCTCTGGTTCGATAACATCACCTTGGCGATCAACCACAGGTTCGCCCTTTTCGGTAACGACTGAGGCCCACCCGTAGACGAGACGTTGTTCATCGTCTGCCTTGAGGATTTGTCCTTCGATATTGTGTTTTGTGAGTTGTGACACTGAGGTTCCTCCCTCCCACATTCTGCAAGACCAATATCCTGCTGTTGTTTTGTCCTTCTTTGAGTCGCAGTTATGCCTTGCACGGAAGTTGGCCCGAGCTTTCGGGTCATCCCGTCGAATCTCCATGTTGGGGTCACCGAATGATACACGCTTGACTTTCCCTCCACTCTCTACAAAGACTTCAAATTTCTTGTTGCCACCCTGTATTCTACGGGGCTTATTCAGTGTAACTTTCTCGCCCTGATACTCTGCCTTTGTTACCTCTTCGTCAGACTTCTTACTGCTAGAGGCATGAGAGGCTGGTAAAAGGTCTTTGTCGTGCTTAGGAGACTTAGAGCCTGAGACAATACGGAGAAAGCTATTTACCCTAGCCATAGCCCATTGCTCAGGAGAGCTTACGTTAGGTCTTACACTGCCCGGATTTGTCTTATATGCACCA